TGAGGGCAAGCTGCCCACCCTGCGCGCCAGGTCGCGCCAGCTGGTGAGGGATAACCCATATGCCGCCCGTCTAATAGAAATCCAGGTGGCCTATCAGATCGGCACTGGCATCGTCGCACGAATTCCGGATGCCGGAATCCAAGCGATGTGGGACCGCTGGGCCGCGCGCTGCGACTATGACGGCCACCACGACCTGTATGGGCTGATGGCCCTGGCCGCGCGGGCGAGGGCCGAGGGGGGCGAGGCGCTGATCCGCATTCGCCACCTGACCGTCGCGGATGCCCGCGCGCGGGGGCTGGACGTGCCCGTCGCGCTGCAAGTCCTGGAAGGCGACTTTCTGCCCGATCAGGACGCGATCGGCGCGCCGCAGCGGGTTGCGCAGGGGATCGAGTTCGGCCCCGACGGCCGCCGGATTGCATACCATCTGCGCGAGCGGCACCCCGGGGAAAGTGATGCGCTGCATCTGTGGGACACGACCACCACGCGCATCCCCGCGCACCAGATTATCCATTTGTATCGCAAGCTGCGGCCCGGTCAGATACGCGGGGTCCCGGACCTGGCGCCGGTGCTGCTGCGGCTGAAACAGGTCGATGATCTGGAAGACGCGACGCTGGACAAGTTCAAGGCCGAGGCGCTGCTGGGCGTGTTCCTGACCTCGCCCGACCCCATCGATACGCCGGTGGAGAAGGGGCCGGACGGCCGGGCCGTGCTGGAACTGTATCCGGGCATGGTGCACAACCTGCCGCCCGGTACCGAGCCGAAGTTCCTGCAACCGTCTGGCGCCGGCGCGTTTGAGCCGTACGCCCTGCATCACCTGATGGCGATCGCCGCAGGCGGCCGGGCAACCTACGACCAGATGACTGGCGACATGCGGCAGGGGAACTATTCCAGCCTGCGCGCCGCCCGACTCGATCAGAAGCGGGTGGTCGAACAGGACCAATGGGGGCTGTTCATCCCGGTCATGTGCCAGCCGATCTGGCGGGAATTCGCGCGCGCGGTCGAGCTGGTGCGCGGCATGCCGATCGGGCCGATGGAACCGGAATGGCAGCCCCCGCGGTTTGAGATGCTGGACCCGCACCGTGAAATCGGGGCGATGGTGACAGCGATCCGATCGGGGCTGGAAACCTGGCCGCAGGCCGTCGCGTCGTTCGGCAACGATCCGGACCGCCAGGCGGACGAAATCGCCAAGTCGAACGCCAAGCTGGATGATCTGGGCATCGTGCTAGACAGCGACCCGCGTCGCGTGGCCCGCAGCGGCACGGCGCAGGACGCCGCGCAGATCGCCGCGATCGAGATTGGCGCGACCGGCGCCGCGAACTGACCGGAGGTATCATGGATGACGAACTGACCCCCGGCCTGCCGGCGGGGGCGGCCCCGTTGCTGCCGACGGCGATCGTGCCGCCGGTCACCGCGCGGGCCGACGGCGCGGAACTCGTGATCGATGGGATCATCGGCGAGGCGGTGACGGCACGCGGCGTGCGCGAGGCGCTGCAATCGATATCGGGGCCACTGACCGTCGCGATCAACAGCCCGGGCGGCTACGCGACCGAGGGCTTTGCGATCTACAACCTGCTGCGCGCCCATGCCTTCCCTGTCACGGCCCGTGTGGATGGCCTGGCGGCGTCCGCTGCGAGCTACATCGCCATGGCCGGGTCAACCCTGCTGATGCCCCGCGCGTCGCTGCTGATGATCCACAATTCCAGCGGCCTGACCTGGGGCACCAAGCACGATCACCGCGCGACGGCCGAGGCGCTGGCCAAGCTGGATGAGATCATGCTGGCCATCTACGCCGAGCGGAGCGGCAAGCCGCCGGCCGAGATCGCGGCGATGATGGACGCGGAAACCTGGATGACGGCCGACGAAGCCGTCGCCGCCCGGTTCGCGACAGCCCTGATCGCCGATCCACCCGCCGGTGCCCGCGCGTTGAACCCTGCGCGGCAACGGGCCTTCGCCGCCTTCCTGTCCGGCTTCCGATCCGTGCCGGGGCCTGTCTTCGCCATGTTGTCAACCCACGCGGCGGCGGATCGGCCGCGCGCACCGGAGGCTGTCATGCCTGATCCCACCCCTGTCCAGCCGACCGCGACGCCCGCCGCCCCCACGCCCGCGCCCGTGCCGTCCGCCCCCGTCGCCCAGGCGGCGACGATGGACGAACTGCTGGCCATCGCGCAGCAGGGCAATCTGCCGGTGTCTTGGGTCACCGACCCGGCCCGGCGCGGCCAGACGACCGCCGAGGCGCGCGCTGCTGCCTGGGACGCCCATGTCGCTGCGCAGGCCAACGCGATTCGGCCGGGGGCGCAGATCCTGCGTGATGAGCAGGAAACCCATGCCGCCCGGCTGTCGACCGCGTTCTCGGCGTCGGTGCTGAACCCCGGCGGGGAGCCGCCGCCCGAGGCGCGCGAGTATGCGGGCCTGACCTTCCACGGCCTGATGCGGGAGCTGTCGGCCGCGGCAGGCGTGCGCAACGTGCATCGCATGTCCGCGTCGGACCTGGCGGACCGATTCCTGGCCAGCGGCGGCGAACACACCACGGGGGATTTCCCGGGGGTCCTGGCGAACAGCATGAACAAGGTCGTGCGCGACCTGTATGGCGCGATCCCGCAGTCCTGGTCGCCGTTCTGCGACGTCGCCGAATACGATGATTTCAAGACGATCACGGCGGCCAACGTGGGCGCCGTGCCCGAGGCGATCGAGGTGCCGGAAGGTGGCGAGTTCACCTATGGCACGATCGGCGAGGAAACCGAGACCTACGCCATCAAGCAGCGCGGTCGCCTGCTGGCGATCAGCCGGCAGATGCTGATCAACGACGACACCCGAGCTTTGCAACGTGCCGTCCAGAGCCTGGCGAATGGCGCCTACATGGCGCTGCGGCGGGCGGTCTTCGCCGTGCTGACCGATAACGGGAACATGGCCGACGGCACCGCCCTGTTTCATGCTAACCACGCCAACCTGGGCAGCGCCGCGGCCCTGAGCGCGACGACCTATGGGGCGCTCCGCGCGCTGCTGAACAAGCAGACCGGCCCGGCGCGGACCGGCGCGACGCCTGCCGCGCAGCCCCTGCCGCCGGCGTCGCAGTTCGCGTTCATCTTCGGCGCGACGCGCGAACAGGTGGCGCTGGAACTGCTGGGCAACCGTATCGTCCCGACTGCCACGGGGGCGGTTCTGCCGGATCTGTACCGGACGTCGACGATCGGGGTGATGGACCCGATGCTGGATACCGGGAACAACCCCTACTACCTCGCGCGCACCGACATGAAGCCGATCGAGATCGCCTATCTGCGCGGCCGCCGCGTGCCGACGGTGACCAGTGCCGAGGAAATCAATCACACCGGCCTGAAGTTCCGAACGCTGTTCGACTTCGGCGTGAAGGCCGTCACCTGGCGGACGATCGCCGCGAACCTGGGCGCCTGACCCTCACTCTGGCGACGCGGCCCGCGCCGCGTCCTGCTGTTTTCAGAAGGATACAATCATGTCAGCGAACTTTGTGCAGGCGGGCGACCGCTTGACCCTTGCAGCCCCGTACGCCGTCGCGTCCGGGGCCGGTGCGAAGACGGGTTCGATCTTCGGCGTTGCCCTGGATGCCGCGGCAAACGGCGCTACGGTGGTCCTTGCCACTACCGGCGTATGGACGTTGCTGGCAGAAGGTTCGGGGTCCGGCCAGGACCTAGCGGTCGGCGCGGCCGTCTACTGGGATGACACGAACAAGCGTTGCACCGCGACCAGTGCGGGGAATACGAAAATTGGCGTGGCGACAGCGGCCAAGCTCACCGCGGCGACCTCAGTCACTGTGAGGCTGAACGGCACCTTCTGATGGCGGCCTTCGATCGCGCGATCGCGTCGCTGCACGCTGACCGAAACCTCTCCATAGCCGCCGAATGGCAACCGGCGGCGGGTGGAGGCTGGACGGAGCTGCGCCTGATCCGGACTATCCCCCAAGAGACGATCCAGCTCGACATGCGGACCGCTCGGGCCGGCGCGATCGAGGCGGATATCCGCATGGCCGACCTGCCGCAGGCCCTCAAACGTGGGGACCTGCTGCGATGGGGTGATCCTGCAGTGACATTTCGTGTGGAAAGTGTGGAACCGGACGCGCTGGGCCTGTCATGGCGCGCCACCATCGCGCGACAGACTCCTCGCGCCGGCGACGGCTGGGGCAACAATTTCGACGAGTACTGGGGGGCGTGATGCCGGCATCAACGGGGCCAAATCTTGGTCTGCTCTCTGGCTGGTCGGCCGGAGAAGACGGTTGGGGCGGCGGCCAGAACACCAACCTGGCCAAGTTAGATGCCGTGGTCCAAGGCGCCGTCCTGAACGCCACGACAACGTCCCCCCCTGGCAGTCCGGCCGAGGGTGACCGTTACATTGTGGCATCAGGCGCGACGGGCGCGTGGGTCGGATACGACAACGCGATAGCAATCTGGCAGGCCAGCGCTTGGGTTTTCCACGCCCCCAAAGCCGGCTGGCGCGTCTATGATCAAGCCACTGGTGTGCATCTGCATTACACGGGATCGGCTTGGACGGACGTGCAAAAGAGGCTTGTGATCGGACCGGGGGCGTTCTCCGTCACCGGGTCGTATTCAGCCCCGAGTGCGCCGTTCGCCTTGACCATGACGTTGCCCAGGGTCAACGGTCCCACAGCCCCGTCTGGGCATCGACCGCTTATGCGGTGGATCGTTTTAAACGACGCCGCTGTGCCTGTGGCGTCGGCAAACCAGGGTGGGTCGTTGACGTTGTTCGATACCCTCCACCAGTCGGGCGTATCCGGCGGCGCGGTGGCGGACTCGTGGGGCGGAAGCCGCGTGCTCCAGCGCGTCACATGGGCGGATGTTAACGCGCCGGCCGAGAGCCTGCTGGGGCCACAAGGTGGGCATACGTTGCCCACGATCACCGCGACCTGGTCGACGATTCGTGCGCGGTTTCCGCGTGGCGGCACCGCCCCTGAATACAAGATGGCCCGCGGGTCGAACCTGCTAGACTACGGCATGATCCAGCTGGAAGGGCTGGGAACATCCACCGGCAACAATTTCACCAACTCCCGTCTGTACGAAGGCGGCATGTTCTTCAAGGAGGGAACGTCCACACGGGTCGCGTACGGGTGGGCGCTGATGGCGGCGCTTAGCGACGGAACCGCGCCGACAGAAATTTTCACCGCGTACACAGCCGGTAGAGGCGGTTTGTCGACGCACGGCTGGCGCGGCGTTTTCGTGCTGGGAGAGCAGGGGTTTGGCGGTGCGGACCCAATTGAGGGCACGGTCTTCGGCTACAAGGCCAGCCACGCTGACCCGGTGCCGACCGCGAAGTTTGGTCTGGACCTTCGCGACGTCAAGTTTCTAGGCCGCGCGATGACGTGGATCGGCGGTGATATCGCAGGAGGCGCGCATGCCGATTCTGGCGCCGGCAGGCTGCGCCTGGGGAACGGGTTCCTCATCCCGACGGGCACCGGGTTGCAGATCGACGCAGCGGGGTATCGTGGCAGTCCCGCTGGGACAATCTTCTCCCTCGGAGGATCGCTCGTCAGCGGCAACCCGGTTGTTGCGGTGCGGAACAACAGCGTCGGCGACGACGCCTACGGCGGCACGTATCAATTTTATAGCCCGAA